CGCCGGCACGACCGGCACGAGGAGCGGTCCCCGGGAACAGACGCACGACCGGGTTATCGAGACGGGTCCGAGGCGGTGCAAGGCCGCCACACCATTCACGCCCGCAGCAGGCCGAGTGCGCCGCTGCCGGCATCACGGAGACCACCCATGACCATCACCTGTGCCATCTTCTGGCTGCTGACGCCGCTGCTGCTGCTGATCGGCGTGGTGCTTTGGCTCTCCGAGAGCCGCCAGCAACGCATCCAACGCCTGCACCGCTCTGGCTACAGCCAAGCCCGCATCGCAGATCACCTCAACATCAGCCGCTATGCCGTGCGGAAAGCTCTGGCCGCTTGAGAGGAAAGCTTGTAGTAACTCCTGCTTCTGCTATGGCCCGCACCTACAAGCGCGACTCCCGTGGCCGCTTCTCTGGCTCAGGCGGCGGCGGCGGCAAGCTCGGCAAATCAGCCAAAAACGAAGGCGCAAGGGCCAAATACAAGAAAGCCTCAGGTGAGGCCCGTGAAGCCGCACGTGGGATGGCTGCTGCCACCAAGCGCGGCAAAGTCGATGCCCTGCACAAGGCAGAGTCCAAGCGCACCAAGTCCAACCTCACCCGTGTCACCAATCAGCTGACCGGCAAGTCAGGCAAGAAAGGACCTAAGGGGTCCGCCAGTGTTGAAGCAGCACGTGCTGCAGGTCGCGCCAAAGGCCAAGCCATGGCCAAGAAGACCTCTGCTCGTAATGCTGCTCTTGATGCCAAGGCTGCAGCCTATGGCGGTGGGAAAGCTCCTACCCGTCGCCGTCGCAAGTGATCGCTATCTGATCACCTTTCCTGAGTCGCCGTGCATAACCTCGCTGCCAGCCTCAACACCTCGTTGTCCCTGACCACCGTCAAGGATCTCAAAGTGCATGATCCATCGCTGGCCTGGCAGCGGATGGAGCCACGCTGGCGGCTGCTGGAAGCGCTGCAGCAGGGCACGCTGGGGATGCAGGCTGCCGGCCGCACCTACCTGCCGCAGGAGCCGGCGGAGGATGAAGCGGCCTACCGCTCACGGCTGGCGCGGTCAGTGTGCCCGCCCTACACCGAGCGGTTGGTGGCCATGCTGGCCGGGATGCTGACGCGCAAGCCGGTGCGGCTGGATGACGTGCCGGATGTGATCCGCGAGCAACTGTTCGACACTGACCTGGCCGGCAGTGATCTCAACGTCTTCGTGCAGGAGATCGCCAAGACCTGCATTCGCTACGGCCACGTGGGCGTGCTGGTGGACTTCCCGCGCGGGGACGAGGGCGACAGCCCGGTCACCGACTTCAGCAGGCCCTACTGGGTGGCCTACAGCCCGCGCGACATCCTCGGCTGGCGGACGGACGTGATCAACGGCGCCCAGAAGCTGACACAGCTGCGCCTGCACGAGCAGGTGATCGTGCCTTACGGCGAGTTCGGCGAGGAGCAAGTGGAACAGGTGCGGGTGCTCGAACCCGGCGCCTTCAGGCTCTACCGCAAGCAGGCCAGCAAGGGCCGCGACTGGGAACTGATCAGCGAAGGCACCACCACCCTGGATGATATCCCGTTTGCCATCGCCTACGCCAGCCGCGTTGGGATGCTGGAGTCCATGCCGCCGCTGGAGGAGGTAGGGCACCTCAACCTGCAGGCCTACCGCTGCGAGAGCGACCAGAGCAACATCCTGCACGTCGCGGCAGTGCCCCGGTACAACCTGTTTGGTGTGCCGGCAGAGCTGGATGAGATCGAGGCCGGCCCGGCCAGTGCCACGGCATTCCCCGTTGATGCCCGCGCTGAGTTCGCTGAGCCGCAGGGCACCAGCTACGCGGCACGGTTCCAGCAGCTGGAGCGCATCGAGAAGCAGATCGCAGAGTTGGGCCTGGCTGCGGTGTTGGGGCAGAACATGACCAACCAGGCCGCGGCCAGCAAGGCCATCGACCGCAGCCAAGGTGACGCGTCGCTGCAGGCAGTGGCCCTGGGCCTGCAGAACCTGATCGACACCTGCCTGGGCTACCACGCGGCCTACCTGAACTTGCCCAGCGGCGGCAGCAGCATGGTGAACAATGACTTCGTGGCCCACACGCTGGAGCCATCGCATGTGGCAGAACTCATCAAGCTGCGCACGCTCGGTGAGATCACCCAGGAGACGCTGCTGATCCAGCTGGCTGATGGCGAGTGGCTGTATGACGACTTCAACGTGGACGAGGAGATCGAGGCCACGCAGGCGCAGCAGGCCGCCAAGCTGGACGCACAGGAGCAGCAGCTGAACGCAGGGCTGCAGGAGCTGCCGGGGCAGCCAGGGGCAAGCTGAGCGCTGACCGCGCGGCAACCTACCCAGCACCCAGAGCCTGTGGCTCCACATGCCCGACAACGACACCGCCGCTCCTGTGGAGCAGCAGTCCACATCTGACACCTCGGCACTGCAGGCCGAGATCGAAGCGCTGCGGCGCAAAAACACTGAGCTGCTCGACGAGAAAAAGAAGCTCAGCAAGAAGCTGCCCGAGCTGCCTGATGGCATCGACGTGCAGGAGCTGATCGCCTTCAAGCAAGCGCACGAGCAGGCCGAGCTGGAGCAGCGCGGTGCCTACAGCGAAGCGCGGCAGAAGCTTGAAGCCCAGTTCCGCGACCGTGAAGCGCAACTGCAGCAGCGCATCGAGGGCCTGGAAGCCGAGAACCGCGAGCTGAAGGTGATCGGCCCGGCTGTTGCTGCGCTGGCCGACACCGTGCATGACCCGGACGAGGTGATCCGCCTCAGGCTCAAGCCGGAGCAGATCGAGAAGGAACCCGACGGCTCGGTCGTGGTCGTTGACGGCTACCAGCGCGTGCCGATCAGCGACTGGGCAAAGGCCAGCCTGCCGCAGTACCGGCTCAAGGCACCCAAGCCACAGGGCAGCGGCGCACCTGTCGGCAGGAGCGGCGGCGAGATCCCGGCTGGCACCAAAAACCCCTTCAGCCGTGAACACTTCAACCTCACCGAACAGGCGCGGATCTACAAGACCGACCCTGATCTCTATGCCCGCCTGAAAGCTTCAGCGAATCGCTGAGGCATACTTAGGGCACCTGGGGAAGCTGTGCTGACCCGTTGGCCTGTGGCCGTCAACCACTACCCCACACGGAAATGTCCTTTCTGTACCGGGCGGACACCAAGATCTACGATCCGTTTTCGTCATACATTGACGAGGCGTCCACCCTTCGCTCCAAGTTCCTGGCCACCGGCATTGTCTCGAACAATCCGGTGATCGCGCAGAACGTCACCAAGGGCGACAAGTTCAAGATCCCCAACTGGGCGCCGAACCTTTCGGGTTCGATCCAGGTACCGGCCGAAGGTGTGCCGCTGTCGGTCAACAAGCTGACCAGCGCCGAGCAGGTCGGTGTCATCATGCACCGCGCGAACGCCTGGGGCTCCTCGGAGCTGGCCAAGCTGGCTGTGGGCTCTGAGAACGACCCGATGGCCGCCATCGGCCGCCGCGTCACTGACTACGTGCTGAACGCCCAGCAGGCCGACCTCCTGGCCGTGCTGTCTGGTGTGTTCGGTGCGCTGGGCTCCAGCAACAGCGGCGCGGCATTTGCTTCGATGTCGATTGACGCGACCGGATCGGGTGAAACCGACCTCTCGCCCAGGCACATCGTCCTGGCCGATGCCCTGCTGGGTGAAGATGCCGACACGTTCGGCGCCATCGTCATCCACCCTGATCTCTACGCCTACCTGCGGGTGCGCGAGATGATCAACTACGTGAACGCTGCCGAGCTGCCTGGCATCACCGCCAGCACCAGCATCAGCGGCATCAACGCAGTGGGCGGCGACTACAGCAACGCCTTCGGCACGAATGGCCAGGTGCCCATGTTCGGCAGCAAGGCCGTGATCGTCTCCGACGACGCGCCCCGCACCGGCAGCGCTGGCTCCTACAAGTACGGCGTCTATGCCTTCAAGCAAAACGCCATCGGCCAAGCGTTCCAGGCTCCGGTTCGCACCGAGTCCGACCGCGACATCCTCACCTCCGGCGGTGAAGATGTGCTGAAGGTTCAGTGGGATATGTGCTTCCACCCCCTCGGCGCAAGCTGGGGCGGAAGCGTCAACCCCAGCGCTGCCGACCTGGCAACTGCGGCCAACTGGACCAAGGTGTTCGACAAGAAGAACATTGGCGTGGCCCGCATCACCTGCACCTGCCCGCTCTACGTCTGAGGTTGACCCATGCAGCTCCATCTTGATGCGCCCAATTTCGGGCGCACTTCCCTGAAGCGACCCATCAAGGCTGCAGCCAACGAGGCCACCACCCTCACGGCTGCCGAGACGGTTGGCGGCGTGGTCACCATGACCCCGACCGCAGGCCGCGCACTGACCACTGCCACCGCTGCCACGATCGTCACCCTCCTGGGTGATGGTGTGCAAGTTGGCTCCAGCTTTGAGCTGACCGTGGTCAATGCCGCACCCGCATCCCATTCGATCACGCTCACGGCTCCCGGCAGCGGCGGCATCACCCTTGGTGGCGCCAGCGGTATGGAGACCATCGCTCACGCCACTTCGGCGACCTACCTGGGTGTGGTGACCAACGTGGGTACACCGGCTGTCACCTTCTACCGGAAGGCCGGCTGATGAGCTTGTTCGCCAGTCGTTGGCGAGCACTGCGGGAGGCTGCCTCTTCAGAGGCGGCCTCTTTTGCTGTGCAGCCGGAACAACAGCAGCAAGCTGATCCGCCGCCGCGTCGCCGCCGCAGCGGAAACCTACCCAAGCAGCAGCCGATCAATGAGCTACTTCCCTGACTTCAGTAATTTCGTCTACATCGCCGACACCACCAAAGTGACCGGGCGATTTGTGGCCCTGCTGGCACTTGAGGCAACGGTGCTGGCTGCTGAAACCGTCTGCAAGTCCAGCGCGAGCACGTTGACCTCGATGCCCATTCCTGCCGGCACGATGGTCTACGGCTATTTCACGGATGTGAAGCTGACCAGCGGCAAGGTCGTCGCCTACATCAGCTGATGAGCAAGCCCACCACGCTGCGGCTTGAGGCAAAGCCGAAGCGCACCAGGCAGGGGGCGCATCGCGTCAGCCGCAGCAAGCCCAACCACCGGCGCAAGCTGCTGAGGGGCCAGGGACGTGGCTGACCTGTCAGCGCAGATTGAGGCATTCCTACGCGGTGCACTGGCGCAGAAGCGGCTGGAGGACCGCCTGGTGCGGCAGGCACTGCGCGACCTGCGCACCACGCTGGTGGCCGTGGAGCGTGCTGTGGGCAGCTCTGGTGCGTTGACCGTTGGGCCGAACCGTGAGCGGGTGATTGCGGCCGTGGTGGCTGCCGTCAGCAAGAGCGTGTCGAGCACCTTCGGCGGGCCGCAGCTGGCGGCACTGCAGGAGGCGCTGACACCGTTCGTGGAGCAGCAGCTGACGCTGGCGCGACGGCTGGTGACACTGGCCGGCGGTGAGTTGACCAACGAGGGCGCAGTGGCGGTGACGCAGGCGCAGGTGAACCGCCTGGTGGCTGATGCAGTGGCCGGCGGCAAGACACTAAGCACCCAGCTGACCGCCACGCTGCCGGCCGCCGTGGCTGATCGCGTGGAGCGCTACATCAGGCTTGGCCTGAGCGACATTGGCGGCGAGGTGGTGCGCACGTTCGAGGATGCGGTTGTGCGAACGACGGAGAACAACGTCGAGGCGATCATCCGCACCAGCGTGCAGGAGGTGGGCAATGCAGCGCAGCAGGCCATCTACCAGTTCGAGGCTGACCCGGCATGGATGGGGCCTGATGGGCTGGTGTGGACGGCAGTGCTGGACAGCCAGGTGTGCCCGATCTGTTTGAAGCTTGATGGCAAGCGTTTCCCGGTAGACTATAAGAAGGTCTCGCCACATTATTCTTGCCGTTGTTATCTATTACCGTGGAAGTGGCGCAATGAAGATATGAGAAACCCCGAAGGCGGCACCGAACCCACGCGCCGCCCTGCAGAAGGCGACAGCGGCGAACAGACCATCACGTTCAAGCAGGCCGCCAAGACCTGGGTGACGGACAACCCAGAGACTGCGCAGGCCATCTTCGGCAAGAAGCTCGGCCAGCGACTGGTTGATGGTGAGATCAGCTTCGACAAGGCCGTCAAGCTCTGGCAAGCACCGAAGAAGCCGCCGGCAACTTAAGGCCAAGGGTCTGCCG